GTTCCGTCTGTATAATATTGAGTAGGGACACCTTGAGTTCTTGTTGTCCCGGATGAGTAAGTAATACTCGCTTGTAATACTTCTGGTAATTTTCTTGTTAGAACAGAATTTTGTGCACCAATTAATTTTACTTGTTTGGCTGCAAGGTAATCAGTAGGTAATGTAACCGATGATGCATTGGCATTTATAGTTCCGCTAACAGTTGTTAATTGATCTCTTACTCTTAATCTTCTATATAAAAAAGATTCAGCTTGTCTAATTAAAATTGCAACAGGAACA